GAATCAAGGGCCAATGGCTGAGGTGTCGACAGCTTCAGCGGTGGTTGCCAAGGCGCTCACTGGGGTGATCTCGTCCGTTGGCGAGTCCAGTTTGGGTCGGTTTGTCGCAGGGGCAGATGCCACCATGCACAATCTGATCGAGGGAGTGGTGTCTCCCACCGCAATCAAGGCCATTGAGACACGGGGCTACAAGTACAGGAACAATGGTGCAGTCGGCACCGTGCCTGTCCTTACTCCGCAGCAGCTGCAAGTTGCAAAGACAAGCTTGGACCCGAGAATCATGAAGATCCAAAGGGACGCTGTGAACTTGCTGACTCGTGCTTGCCGCACGTCAGACGCAATCGGTAACCAGCACCCTCATTTTGAGGATTGTGGTGCCGCACATTTGCGCGTGACATTACCTGTGCCCGTCTCCGTCACTATAGGAGGATTCGAGCATAAGGATTTCGGCAACCCAGGCCCACCCCGGCCGGTCAGTGAGGGAGCAGCAGGGATCGACTCAGACGCAGCCTCTTCCGAGGGGGAGTCGTCAGACAGCGGGTACAATGGGTCAGTCAGCGACGGCGAAGATTTGCCAACCGACGGGGCAGGCATGGGGTTGTGGCGATCGGACACCAATTTTGTCGGCTCGTATGAGCCGGAAGGTACCGACGACGACGACTTACCTGGTCAACCGAAGGGGGGCTCGCGTCCGCCTAGCGAGAGAGGAGTGGTGCCTTTAGCGCTGTTGGGGAACGCGCTCAAGGCCAGGGCCGCCCTCGACCGTGCGACGGGCAATAGCCGTAGCACCTCTGTATGTCAGGAGTGCACTTTCTGCGACTGGTTGAACCTGGGCCGCGCCCGGGGGTTTGTAAACTCTGTGATACAAGTTGCGAACCCCGTGGGGGCCCGGAACCTGTACGTCCTGGACGTTATAGTGCCTACCGTGGTGCTTACCTCTTGTATGGAGGTTGCCGACTCTTTGGCAGGCGAAGACAAGCCCGCCAAGAATCTGCACATGCAAAAGGTACAGCGTAAGCTACGTAGGGCGGTCAGCGGGGCCGTCGACCAAAGAGTGTACAATTATCTTGAGACGATTGCACACTTGGTCGTCATGGCCATGCTGCTCGACGCCGGTGACACCGGCAAGAACCACTGTGACATCCTGGGCTACTCAGGCAACCAGCCCGAGTTCAAGGACTTCTTCGCCTCGCAAGAGCTGGAGGAGGCCATTGACGAGCTCACGCAGGCCAAGGAGGATGCAGGCCACGCCACGGCACCCATGGTGCTGTCAGTGCCGGCGCCTCAAATCAAGGGGACCCTCAGCGAGGTGATGGTCCTCTATGAAACCGCTGCTTTTGGTGAGTACGAACTCAAGGAGAAGAAAGATGTGGTTGGGGCTGTCCACGTGGGGGTGGACTTGCTCGGCAAGCCCTCGCCGAACGACCACACCAACCCCCTCAACTTCATTGGAGCTGTGTATCGTCACTTTGGCGACAGCGACACTGTGGTTGCTGAGGGAACACCCGATGAGTATGTCATTCACCTAGACAGGAGCGAAAAAGCCAGACTGACCCCAGAGCACGATCGCGTGTGGGAGGAGCTCATCCAGGATCACAAGGCTGATTTTGAGGAGCTTCTCACGTCCGACGGGCAGCGATTCGACTATGACTTCCTCGAGGATGGCCGCCCCAACTCGTACTCCACTGAGAGCTACGAGAAGTGGCTGGAGGAACAGATCGCAGACGAGTCGTTTTTCGCCACGGACCATGCCATGTGCGAGCTGCTCTCCCAGACTAAGGCCACGGCCCAGCACATGCAGCGCCTGAAAGCATCAGGCGCCTGCAAGAAGGGTGAAGACAGCGCGCGAGCGCGCGCGGTTATCACTCCGGGCGTAGCCGGGTCAGAGGGATTGCATCAGGCGCGGACATCGCCAATTGTTAAGGCGTTGGAAGCGCTTCATGCGGTGCTCTACAACCACACCAACCTCAAGGGCCTCACTGAGGACACCAAGAGGATCCGTTTCGCAGAGTTTTTGCGCGCCGTCCCTAAGGGCGCCTTGGTCTTCGGAACAGACAAGAGCAAGAACGACGCGTGCTTCCGCGATCCGGTGTGGAAGAAGTGCATCAAGTACCTAGCAGTCATGAACGACCTCTTCGAGGAAAAGGTGGTCACCCGAGGGTATGTTTACTCACCAGACGAACACTTGACTAACGATGCGTTTCCACGCGGGACGTTGGACCTCAAGTACTGGACTTTGAAGTTGACACCGTTGTTGTCAATTTTATTGTCTGGCATCGGCCCAACGTCGTTCATCAACCGGCTGGAATCAACCGTTGAGAACGGCGTGTGTGTCCTGCGTGTGTATGGTGAGGAGGCGTATCAGAAGTGGCGAACTGCCGAACGGCACGCCGTCGCTTCCAAACACCCCGCGTGGCAACGCCACGCCCTCCCGCACGTTGCGGAGTTCGTCGAATGGGAGCCGCTGGCCCCTCACATGGTCGACGATACTTCCGTCAAGTGCGACGCTCTTGAGGAGAGTAAGATTCACACTTACCACATGGGCGTGTACGAGGGCGACGATCAGGCCCACGTGATCATACCCCCGGGGTCTGAGGGATGGTCCGGGCTCGGCACAAGGGAGACTATTGTCAAGTACTCTGCCGAGCTCAGCAAGGCCACCGGCTTCATTTTTGAGCCGGCGACCACTTCTGACGACTTCGACATGGTCGGACGCAATGCCGTGTTTGAGATGCTGTCCGCATGGATTGGCCTACCCAACGGCAAGTCTGACAATTACGAAGTGGCTGTCATTGTCCCTAAGGTTCTCAAGGCCATTAGGAAGTTGCCCCACTGCTCACTGAGCTCCCAGCACGACGTCGTTCGCGGCGAGCAGGGAGAGCCCCTTGACGTGGTGTGCGACGACAATTACTGGTCCTTGGCGCTAACAAAGTTCTATGCGTTAGCGATCATGAACAAAGAGTCCCTTGGCGTGAGGTGGCTATTCTTGGCCCACGGCGATTACTGCTTTCGCAAGCTCGAAGCCCTCGTTGGCACTAACGCAGCCAGGTCCCATGCCACAGTGTATGGTGACCGAGACCCGGAGCGCAGACAGCTCGAAGAAGCTGCCAGCACCACGTTTCAGGTGTGTGGCGAGATGCGCGACCACGCGCACGAGTTGATCAGTGCTGTCAGGCGTGAAAGGGTCATACGAGTGTGTTGTGCCGCGTGGAGGTCCGAGCTGCCTGAGCTGGCCGCGGTGCCCAAAGAGGACGTCATAGCAGGCCTTTTGGCCTTCGACTCGATCGCGATGGCGACTGAGGTCACGGACGGAATGGTCCAGGACCCTATGCTGTTGTGGACCGAGCTCGAGGACATTGGGTGCCTCTTGCGTCCCCTCGTCAATCACGCCACAGGGCAGCACCGCAAGGTGGCAGCGATGTTCCGTAGTCGCATGTTACTTGCGGATGCGGAAGAGACGGTCAAGCTTGCCCGCTCATATGCGGGCACAAAGCCCCAGGACTCTGCTTTCAAGGATGGCAGGTCGGACACCGCTGCACACGCTGGCAAGGGTGCGGGTGGTAAGCAGAAGGGAGCTGGCAAGGCCAAGGCGCCCAAGGGCAAGGGTGGTGACGCCCAGCCCGGCGGAGCTAAGGCCGAGGCCAAGGCGCCTAAGGGCAAGGGCGGTAACGCTCAGCCCGGTGGTGCCAGGGCAGGCGAACCCAAGGGTAAGGGCAAGGCTGAGCCACCGCCGGGGGGCGGGGGCAAGGCCAAGTCCAAGGGCAAGCCAAGCCAGCAAAAGTCAGGCGGCAAGGGCAAAGCTCCCTTGCCGGCCGGCAAGTGGCCTAACGGCCTGGGCCGATGACGGCCCCCCTTCACTGCCCCCCCCCTCCCCCCCGCTTTAGTCGGGGGACGTGTGCAAGCGAATTCACCTGGGTTTTGTGTCTAATTCACTGTAAAGCGAGAGCCTAGTCCGCAGGGCGACGTCAGTAGAACCACGGAGGCCACCAACCCCGTGCTGGCTCGTCGTAGGATCAGCGCTTTGGGCCCGCTCCGTTTGGAGTGGCGCGGCCGGGGATAGGACCTGTGTTCCTGGGGAGGGGTCCCCACCCTGCATGGGCAGGGCGGCTAGCCTGAGCGTGGAAAGTCGTGTGCATTGTGCGGCGTGTACACGGTGGGTGTATCAAGGCTGAGTGGGTCGCCGAGGGTTGCATATGTTGTTGTCGTTTGACGCAGTAGGCGTCTCACTCAACCCAACAGGTACGCAAAACGAGTAGTGCGACGACATCCGACTAGTCGCATGAAAGGCGGTGCACCTGGTTACGGGTAGCGGGTGGAGGTGGCTAACCACCCGCTTGCCTCTGGTGTCGGCTATCTCCATCGCCGGCAGTACGTGATTTGTCGCGCGTCTTCACTAACCGACCCGCTGCAGGGGGTGGGTGCCTTGAGCAAGCATCTGGCACTCCCTCGTGGCGGGGCCTGGGGTAAGCGTTGCTTGCCCAGAAGCGCACAACTGCACCTTCATCGGGGGTGGTGTTGAGAGCGGACTGGGGGTGCGCGCGCGGCATCTGGTGCCCCGTTGGGGACACGTACTCTGGATGAACGCACCAGGGGAGTGCTTTCGGGCACCCGCAGAATGGCATGGGGAACCCACCCGCTTTGGTCGGCGGGTGTGGTGCCAGGATTCAGACACACACTTCGCGATGAACGGCTATAATCCTTGTCGCGAACGAGGCACTTGCAGTTGCACGACGCACCGGCCGAAGCTGGTGCAGGTGTTCATTGTCTTGTGTGTGCGGCCTGAGGGCCACACCAGGCGTCTTCCCACCACGGGGTCGCTATCTTCTTGCCTACCACCAGGGCAGCCCATAGTCAGCGTGTCACGCATCAGTTGCAGTTGTTGTGATGACTCTGACAGCGAAGCAGGCAGCCCAAGTGTCAAAGGCACCACCAGCGAAAAAGGCAGCTCTGCGCGCAATGTATCAGCGCCAGAATTCGCAGGCTATGGGGAAGACCAAAGTTGGTCGGAACCGCGCGGCACCTGCGAAGGCTTCGGCGCGTGTCGCGCTGCCCAGGACTGTCCCATACGCTTTTGATGGGTTCGACAAGCGGCACCTACCCCTCGATGAGCTGACAGCCCCTTACACCGTGACAAATTTCATTTCTGTGATGGAGTTCGGGTCAAGTCCAACCATGGACCAGGTCATCGTGGTTTGCCCCAGGACGTCGCTAACCCAGGAGAACTACTCTGGGCCACTGACCGATTACATTGCTATGCGTTACGACGCAGGCGAATCCATATCCGGTTCTATAGCCACCTTGGAAGTTCTCCGGAGCCCCATCATTGACAAGCCAGCACCGACGGCGGCAGTGCAGTACTCTTCCGTACGGGGGCGTTTGCACAACATGTCCGTGCGTGTTTCATGTGTTGGCACGAACACGGGCCTTTACCCGCCCGGATCAGTATTTCTTGGCACAGTGCCGACGATCGAGACTGGCAGCACCAGCACTGGTGGCGAAGAAAGCTTAACGATCAAGACTGCGTGGGCAGACGATTCCATTGCTGTTGGATACATCAAACCAGTTGCGGCCGCTTCTCTTCAGGAGAAGCCAGTTATACTGCATGCCGCGGTTGCCGAAAATGTGTCCTACAAATCATGGCGTGACTTCGCAGTGCCAGGCACGGGAACCAACCCTGGGTCTTTGCCGTTTAGCACGGCTTTGGAGCCCATCGTGTTGTATGTGCCACGGGCAGGAGCTGGCACCACTGTTGTCAACTACAGGATTGAGATTGGGCAGCAGTGGTGCTCGCGCCATCCGCACAACATTATGTTGCGATCTACCCAGAAGCAGCACCCTGCCACGCCGCCAACTGAGTGGCACAGGGCCGTCGCTGCCGTCAAGGACATCGGTCAGCATTTGCTTGCAAGGGCCGGAGGCGTCGCCGTCGATGCGCTTGTCAACAGGGCGCGCGGCATGCTTCCCTTGGCCCCTCTCGCTGTTGACTAATCGTGATCATATTAGGTGTTGCGCGGGCGCCTGTACAGCCGTGCCAATAGCTTTGAACACCTGCATCAGCTGAACGCTGGTGCTACTGGTCCTCCACGGGGGAGGAAACCAGCGCCTATAAGCTACGGAAAATAAAAAA